ATTAGAAAGGGGGTATGCTTGGAATTGACCCCCCCCTATGTCTTTCGACGCTTTGTAAGTTATGCAGTACCAAAATGCTTAGCAATATCCACAGGGTGCCAAGCGTTGTCAGCGTAATCTTCTTGTCTAACTTTCCTTCTAATCTTTAAGAAATCTTTCTTGATAACAGCATCTAATGCATCATTCCAATCTTGATTCTGGATGTCTTCTGGTAGTGCATCACTAGTAACAAGTTCTCTAGCAATAGCAGCATCAGTATTGTATCCATGTGAAATGTCATAAGAATACCATTTATCAAACTCATCAAAAGGACTAAAAGGATTGTCAATTGTAGTAATTCTGTAAGTTTCATCAGTCATTTTAATTACCTTTTTAATCCTTTCTATTCATTGATGTATTCATTAACAGTTGAAACACTAATTCCAAGTGCTTTAGCTATCTCAGCCTGAGTGTAACCACGTCTAGCCATTCCTCTAAGTCTGCTAACTTGAGCTGCAGAAACCTTTGTTTTGTAATCTCTTGGCATTGCGCGTTCTTTAAGCTGATCATTATCACAAAATCTTAATATTTGAGTTAATGTAGAAGCACTAATTGCATGAGCTTGAATTGCATCCCATTCACGATTAGTAATTTCAAACTGTTTGTTACCAGCACCAACACGATTTCTAGCCATTTGTATCAATTTGGCCTTTTCTTTTTTCTGTTTTGACTTATCTGTTAGTAATTCTGGATTGTCAGCTACTTTAGTTTTCCAATATTCGTTGAAAATTATTTGTGCTTGTCTCTCTAAAGGACTCTTGGAAAGTGAATTGTCAAGCTTTTCTTTCAAACTTTGTACTTCTTTTGCATATTTCTTACGTGCTATAGGGTCTACTTTAGGCTCTACAGTAGCTACATACTCTTTTCTAGCCTCGTTAGCCATAGCTTTTAGTGCATTAGCATGGTCAGCATATACTTCTTCTATTATAGAACCATTTTTAGAGATTAATTCACGTGCATCCTTAACCATGGACATATTAGTAACAGTCTCTTGGTTAGGTACCATCCGTTTCTTCTTACTATCCCAGTGAGTTTTACCAGATTTAGTATAGATTCTCTCACCTGTCTCAGGATTTATAGGTGCATATACATTTCTTTCATCTATTCTTTGAGTACCCTTAGCTCTTGATAGTAATGTTCCAGCTCCACCTGCTTTACCATTGTCTTTCATCTGATACTTTTGTATTAATTCTTTAATATTATTATCTTTTTCAGACTGCCAGTAATCTAAGTGGTGCTTACCTACGTCTATGATAACCATAGCATGTCTAGTTGCACGTGCTAGTTCATCATCTGATGCTCCCTGTATAGTCATATCTGTAATAAGATTGGAGATAATACCCATGTTCTTATGTTCCATGGCACTACCTTTCTTCCATGTCTTATCATACTTAGGGTCAGACTTTGGTAATTCATACATACCTGTATCAAAGTCTTTAAGACCTTCCAATGGTGACTTATTTACAAGATTCTGATTCTTTGTAGGTATAACTAATACAGTATCTCCATCAAAGTCGGCACCAGATAGTCTTTCAGCAACTTTATGATTAATACCTACAGCATCAGGTGCATCTCCTAATGTTTCTCTAGCTATTTTAACTTTATTGTTAACACGTAATCTAGGTATTTCAAATGTTCCTTCATGTGGGAATCTTACTAATATTACTTCTTCACCATTCTCATAGTTTGGAGCATATATTTCATTATCCTTCATCTTAGGGAAAGGTATAATTACATGTGTCTGCTGTCTAGGAAATGGTGCTGCTTTCATATCATTTGCTGCCGAATCACAATCTTCTGCAAAAGACTCTAATTCTTTCTTACGTATAGTCGGATTAGTAATCTTTTTAATATTTTCGAATTCAGCTTTTCTTTCTTCCAATGCTAGATGTAACTGTTTCTTAGCAGTTTGCACAGGTTGTTTTGCTAAAAACTGTGATGGTAAGTCCTTCGACCATTGAGCCCAAGCACCAGCTATATGTTCGGTACCATCATCGCCAACTATATTAAGTGCAGATAACTTCTCTTTGCCTGTTTTAGGATCTATATAGTGATTCTGACATACTATAGAACCAAATGCCTCATTAGGATCTTTATCGAACATTGGCTTGAATATATCTTTATCTGTTTTCTTAATAGATTTGTTTGTATTATAGACAAAGTCATAACCATCAGGAATATCGTTAGAATATACAGCCATACCTTTCATATACATATCGCCTTCAACAGCTATACGTACCTGAGCGTAGTTATTCTTTCCCATATCTATATCAGGAACTCCACGTCTCATCTCGATAAGGCCATCTTTTTCTTTACCACCTTCTTCTGCATGCTTAACATAAATACGACTTCTAGCAACTCTCACTGGATCTTCAATTTTACGCCATGTATTACCAGCATCAGTAGTATATACATCTTGTATTGGTTTAATATCCGATTGATTATCTACTAGTTCTTTATACTTTGTACCAGGTGGAACTAATACTTTAACAGAAGTAGGTTTATTAGTAGTAGCTTGTTTAACTTGCACATACATTACTTGATAACCCTTCTGCTTTAATCTTTCTACTGCTACTGTCATTGTGTTCTTAGTAACCTTAAGAGTCTTTTCAGAACCATCACCAATATCAAGATACTTTTTACCATTTACCTTAAACTGGTCTTCCAACATATTAGCAGTAGAACTAGATTTATCTATACGTTTAGCAATGTCTTCATCTAGTAATGAACGAACCGATGATTCATTGATTCCCATACGTTTACCAATAGCAGTATTAGATAAACCCTTTTCCTTTAACTTAATAGCCTGACTTCTTCTATTGTTTCTAGCAAGTTCAAGTTCTATAGATTTACGAGCTCTTAACTCAACTGTAGACTTACAACCCATCGCTTCTGCTATTTCTTTTTCTGTCAAACCTTTATCTTTTAATCTTTGCACAGAACCCAAAAATGCGGTACCATGCTGATAAGGGTCGTCACCGGAACCCCAAGGATATCTTCCTGAATGTCTAGGAGTTCCGTAATGCTCTAAATATTCTTCGCTATACATATTTATCCTTCCTTAATACTTCTCAACACCTTATCAAATTCTATTATTTTATCCATTATAGGTAATATATCATCTGCCTGAGGATTGCATATAGCTACATCATCGTTCTGATATATTCTCAATTCCATTTGTATTTCGCCAGGCTTAAAACGATACTCAAGACAAAATAATGCTGCATATATTTTTAATTGCTCCATATGCGCTGGTATAACACCTGTCTTTAAATCATGGATTCTTAAGAATTCGTTCTTGAATCCTATGGCATCGGCAGTACCAAACGCATTTTCAGAATAGTATAATACTTGTTCTGGAGTTAATCCAAATCCTATTGCATCGTTAACATACATATTTAATGTCTGACGAGTTCTTGGTAATTTTACTTTTAAATCAATTAATTGTTTTGCTAGCTCATGCTTTTTAGTCCCTATCTCTTTCGCCATATATGAGTTATATGACTGTACTAATTTATCTTTATCATAATTTAACCAATGATACTGAGATGCACCTAAGAAAGCATGACTTCCTTCTTTAACCGAGTAATGACTGTTCCAAAGCATTTAATACCTCCTCTGTGTTTTCAGGATAAATAAAAGCTGAAAAACTCATGTTGTTCATCATATCAACATAATAATCCTGATTAGGTCTATGTGTTGCTTTTGAGTCGACTTTAGCTTCTAGAGTCGCCCATCTATCTTTATAAAACACAGCAATGTCAGGTATGCCTTGAATATAAGTTGGGTCTAATAATGTAACTATAGATTCGGGTAATCGTCTAGCTATTTCGTCTTTGAGATCTTTCTTAAATGCTCCTTCATTGGTATATTTTCTTTTCATATTAATCTCCTTTCAAAAGACTAAAAATATAAAGAGTGGATAGTGGGACTATCTCTCTTCACTATAGCCTACGATCCGCGAGCGCACGATTTTAAAATATAGGGACAAAAACTATAGGAGCGGATTGAAATATTATTTACTTCTTGTTTATATAATCTCTAATAGAATCTAGTTCCATATCATCTAACAGTACATTAACCGTATATATATCAATCAAGACCATCGCCACACCGGCTAATACTCCTACTCCTGCCAATATTGCGCAGAATACTTCTGATTCTAACGCCAATATAACGGTGCCGATTAACAATAATACCGACATTATAGTTTCCATTATTAAATACATTATTTTGTTCATGATTATTTTTTTATCATTATCCATAATTATTCCTCGCTTTCTCCGCTCCTTCATTATATGCATTGCATATCCCGCGAGGGACAAAAACTATAGCCATTGATTACTCAACGACTATAGTCGGAACATTATTTCTTCTGTCCCTTTTGTTCGGAAATGAGAGGATCTTCTCTCTCATTCTTCATGTGGGATAATGCATCGCGTCCTCTGTCCATACACTTACGAACAAAGTTGTTTTCGTCCTCCCAATGGCAAACTCCGAACGTTACGCCGATGTACACAATAGCCTTAAATAATCCAGACTCTGTGAACTTAGACTTACGATTAACGTTCTGCTGATTCTGCATTGTAATCATAAGACTGTTCAACTCATCCTTGTACTTTGTATACTCTTTGGTTAACGGGTCGGTTTTTGACATCAACTCGGTTAGACGAAGACACTCCGCTTCAATTTCCTTTTCAGGACGCGGCTTCTTCTCCCAAAACTTTAACTTTTTAAAGTCCATAAGAATACCTCCTTTCCATTATAAGCATCGATTCTGACACGACTACATATCACTCACAAGTATATGATTTCCCGCACACTTATGAATTGGAGATTTACCAGTTGTGTATGCAAGCCAGTTACTACTACAACAACGAAAGGCATTAGATCTATGTATACCCAGATCTCTGCCAGCCTCAGCATAGCTCTTATATTCCTTTCCAGTTGTTATATCTTTCACAATGGCATGCCTATAATATTTATCACTCATCCTTTTTCTCCTTCTTATTCTCCTCTGGAGTTGGATAGATGGCCAATGTAAAACCATCTCCATCTTCAATTTCAAATATCTTGATTGGGTCTTTTTCATCTTTATTAAAATTAAGTTCGACAAAGTTAAGTAACATATAATGAAACATTGCCTTAATCACATCATTAGTTACATCATAGTAATGACCTTCATGACCATACACTATCTGCTTCTTACCTGGCTTAATATAAAACTTATCCTGATATACTTTTTTACTCATATTTGTTCTCCTTAATTATTTATTATTTTTCTTCCACAACCTGGGCAGTAATCAAACTTATGAATTGTCTGAAAGTGACATTTTTCACAAGAAAGTAATTCCTTATGTTCTACATCATATACATCTGTTCCAATCCATTTAGTTGAATTATACTTCTTATCATTTTTCCAAATGTTATAGTACAATTTACAGAACGGAAGATCATCAAAATCTGATAATGTAACCTTCATTTGTTCGGTGTCACCATCGTCAAACGTTAGTTCTACATTGGCATATGGTTCATCTGGATCCATTACTGTATCTGTAATTGTTACGTCTTTTAGTGTACCATGAGTATGAATATATTTACCTAAATTATTCTTAATAATCATGCCTAATGCAGCGTCCATTAAGATATCACTAAGTGTCATATTATTTTTTCTCCTTTTTGCTATCCAAATACATTGCTGTCATAATACAATAATTTGCTAAATCCATTACCGTATCTCTTATTGACTCATCTACTTTAGCATCTTTATGCAATAATGAATTAAGTCTTTCCATTTTATCATTCATTCTAACAACAGCTGCTGTAAGACCAAATTTATCAATAGACTTATCAAAAGAATTACCATAATCATGATTCTTCTTAATATAAGTATCTTTTAATTCATCTGTTATTGCATCGAAAGCTTCAAACGTTGGAACGCCAAATGCGGCATTTATATCAAAAGTATATTTTATGCCATCATGCTCTGCACTAGATTCGACTTTCTTTAATTTTGCAATCGGAGCGACCGGAACATGTTGAACGCCATACATTGAATTAATTTTTTCTTTAAATTTTAATTTTGTATTATCTGGAATACTGCATAAATACTTATATATCTCATCACGTTCCGATTCCATTGCTGAATATAGCTCTAATAATTTAGGTCTATCAAACGAACCACATGGAACCGCATATCCATATTTAACTGTAATTATAATAGTATCATTCGTACAGCATACATTAACATTCTCAGGATAAAGCTGGTCATCATATAATTTATTTCTGTGCATTCCTTCAAGACAAGGATAATATTTTTTAAGCGCATCAAGTAAATTATAGGACTGTATCTTCTTTATATATTTTTCTTTATCAATCTTTATTAGTTTTTCTTCATCAATAAACTGAGGGAAAGTGGCGTGCCCAGTCACAATATCATAGATTCGAAGTGCATCTATATTATTTAAGATACCCGAATGAGTAACCAATGGAATGCGAAGTTTTATTTCATCAATGGTTCCATAACTTGCATGAATTTTAATATCGCGCCACCACCATGTGTAATCAGCTATTGTATTATCAACTTTAACGGTAGCTTTCTCCTTACTATCATGCTCTGTGCTAGGTCTTGTAGCAACATACTTGCGTTCTGATTTCATTGCTGAATATATTTCGGATAAATTAGGTATATTAAACGAAGTAGTTGTATAACCATATTTAACTGTAATCGCAAAAGCATTATCTTTGTAACATACTTCAATACCCTTAGGATAAATCGGCGTATTATATATTTCAGTTCTATGTATTTCCTTAAGGGAAGGATAATATTTTTTAAGTTCATCAAGTAAATTATAGAAATACATCTTCTTTATTGCATTTTTGTTATCAATAATTATCATCCTTTCTTCACTAATTAATTCATTGCTAGGAACATAGCCAGTTATAATATCATAAATATTATATATATCCATCTGGTCTAAATCTAATGGAGTATAAAGTTTCATATAATCAATAACTCCATCACTCACATGAATATTAATATCACGCCAAGAATAAAATCTATCTTTTGCTATATTACCTCCTTTTTTAAGATTTGAAATATTAATTAAATCAACACGTTTATCATCTATATGACATGTAACAGACTTAAAATATTTATTATATTCAACTACAATTCTAATGTGAGTATCTTCATAAAATACACCAATATCCTCAGTAAAAATATAATCGTTATCTATTTCGCCTCTATCTATATTTTTAAGATAAGGATAATATTTTTTAAGTTCATCAAGCATTTCATAAGGGCGTAATGACCCATAGCCAGTAATTGCATCATAAATCTTAACTGCATCCGCTGCTTTCACATATAATGGAATATAAATCGTTATGTCATTAATAACTCTCTTCTTTATATTAATCTCAATATCATTTGAAATGTATGCTGTTTCTGGATATTTCATATTATTATCTCCTTTTTCATTAAATATTACACTAAGTTCCTTACAAAGTTCCTTTGTCCAATTGCGTCCATACACTTTGCCGACCGCTTCCCTTATTCTCTTATCACCGATTGAGTATACTTGTGCCGTATTATATATATCACGCTTGCCATATTCAATATATGCAACTGTAATTTTAATACCATACTCATTTCCATCAGCTGTAATACCACTAGGGCAAATTTTCGGATTATTTGAGACATCTCTGCGTATATCTTTAACGCATGGATAATATGTCTCAAGTTTGGTAAATATCTCAAATGCATATAAATCCGATGCTGCATATTCACCAGGCATACAACCGGTAATCATTTTATAAATCATAAATACATGCGGTATATTTAAATCTGATGGAATGAATACAACTATATTACTAATAGTCTTATCCTTTACACTAATTTCAATATTATCTCCAACATATAATACGTCGTCACTATCCGATTTTACTATTTTGGTTATGTTTTCTTTCATGTTTTTTATTCTCCTTTCAATCTTCTTCTAATGGAATGTTCGTTTTATTTCTTTGACTTGATTCAATATATCTATGACATATGGAATCATATGCAATGAAATATAAATCTTTTTTGTTAGGTAACTTTCTGATTTCTTCTTTGACTTTATTATCTTTTATACGTATATGTCTCTTACCCCATGAGAAATACATATCGTTGTTTGGTATTGTAAATCTATATACTTCTTTATCCGTTTTAATATTTCTCAAGGTAATTATTAAATCTCTATTGACACCGTACATATGGTATTTCTCAAGATAATCATCTAGTGTTTTTCTTGGCTCTGTAATCAATACTTCATTACCATCATAATCCTTATATCTGATATAATAGTAATTTTTCTCAAGTGGATAAATACGTAAGTTTATAATTTTTCCTTTATAATTAGTACAAGTATCCATCCACTTTTGAACAATTCCCCTGTTATCTTGAGAATTGGCATATAACAAATAGCCATCTTCTCTTGATACAAAATTACCTTTACCCATTATAGCACCTCACAATCTCAATCTTTTTCTTTCGACGGGACAACCTTCGGGAATAGCTGGTCTGATAAAATCACAAAGCTTTTTATAACAATCATCACATAAATCGATATAGTCGCCGTTGTAATGCTCCATCTCAGAATAAATTCTTATCATATCATTGCATGTTGGAATCGCATAAAATTTTCCACAAATATCACATTTCTTTGCGTCAGCCATAATTTATTCCTCACTTTCTATTTTTTTGGCTGCCAACTAAATCCAAAATCTGTTCTTTTAATCTTACATTTAGGTTCTCCATCAAGCCAGAAGACGATACCTTCAATATAATGTTCCTTGAGATAGTCTCTGATACCTTCAAAAGTTCTTGGAACATTTATTATATGAATACCATGTCTAATCAATGTATCTTCTTCAAGATCATACATATTGCCATTAAAATGTGGACCAATAGCTTCATATGTGCCATTGCCAAGTTTAACTCCCATAGCCGTAGCGTTCTTTAATGCTTTGCCGAACCACTTATGAGCAGGATTTGTCTCATCGTAAGGAATCCAACAAGGAAGATGTCCAGTGATGGGGTCTGGTTCTTCCTGGCACTTAATAGCATTTTCAGGAATTTGCTTTCCTTTTCTTGCATCATATCTGACATAGAACTTTCCGTCAATAAAAGCACAGCACGAACCGTCATACTTAATGGTAGCATCACCTTTGCCTTCAAGAACAAACTCCATTCCAGGTGTTACGTTAGGAAGGACCTCTTTAATGTGATGATTTTCAAATACTCTTTCAAAGAGTGTAGGTATTTTCTTCATAATTTATTCCTCACTTTCTGACTTATATTTATCGATGACATCAAGGCACCAACATAATGCTTTTGCTTTCTCTATATTTACATGCTGAACGATTTTTGCGCCTTCCTCTATCTTGGCTCTTATCTTGTCGAGTGTGTCAGTATTTGGTTCTTTATACTCCTTAATGATTTCATAATCACCTTCAATGTCTCCGTGAATATCAACTACCCATTTACTCATTCCTAATCCTCGCTTTCATCCAAATCATCTTCTTCGCATAATTTCATAAAATCAGGTTCTGCCTTCTTTTTTACCTCATTTGCAAATAAATCTAATCCGAATTCATGTGTATACACTGGTCTGCCCATGATATCTTCAACATACTTGTGAAATATCTGGAACTTATCGCCATTTAACATGCACACTCCTGTATATGCCATTACTATTGCCTTTTCTCTATCTGTCATAGTTTATTCCTCACTTTATATACATCAATAATTTTCCGTTCTCGGGTTCGTCCAAATTGTCTTCTGTCTTTCATCTAAATCATCTTCTGTAAGTTCTTCAATGAAATACGGAAAACCATTATTTGAATATTTTACAGAATCGTCGTGATCATCTTGATTTATATTGGATTCTCTATCATCTGTAAAAGTCATTGATTTCTGAACCCCTTTTTCAATCTTTTCAAGCTTATCGGCAAACTCATCTAATGATTCTGCAATTTCTCTTGCCTCGGCTATTAACTTTTTAAGATTTATTTCTTCCATATTATTCCTCACTTTCTTTATAGAGCATAGGACTTCCATCAGGGTTAACGAGTAATGTAAAAGTACCAATATTAGAACTACCATCAGATACTGCATACATTACTTTAGTGTCTTTGTGGTATACAACTCTATAATCCCAACCACTCTCAATGGTAACGAACATACTATTAGTTACTCTATTAACTACACCGCATCCTGTAAATAAAAATACAAATACTAATATAATTATTGCTAAAAATTTCTTCATTAGTCTTCCTCTCTTTCTGACTTTACATATAAATTAAAATCTGAACATATGATATCATCCAACTCAAGCTTACTAGAGCAGAACAGTCTTATTAAACCATTTGGCAAGCAGTCTATGGACCAATCAACTCTTTTTGCTAAGCCGGTCCTGAGTGATCTATCAAAATCTTTTCCAAATTTTCCATATCCGCCGATACCATTTAGATGGATAACATCGCTGCTACCTCCAACACATCCTACAACTTCTGAGTGGTCCATTAACGCAAATTTCATGCATCTGTATCCACTTTCATGCATTTCATTTGTCGGAATGATTACGATACCATTGAATTCACCAGTAGGTTCAAAGTAGTCAAGGTTTTCAAAATCCTCTCTTGTACTATTTGTAGTCATTTCCATTCTTTCCATATTATTCCTCACTTTCTTTATATGCATCAATAATTTTTAATACATGTATCTGCATCTCTTTCGCAGTTTCATAGAAATCAATTGAGCGCGCTGGGCCATAGTCGCATGGATTAAGGTTTGCTATCTCTTTCCATATCTTGTCAAGTGTCTCATTAACCCCGTCTTTATATCCCTTATTATATTGTTCTGGCGCTTCCTGTATCATTTTTAAATATTCTAGTATTTCTTCTCTTGGGAACTCCTCAAGTACAAGTTTTAAAGTCATTCTTTATTGTCCTCACTTTCTTTATATGATTCTGGCAACGGCATCCAAGCTATAACCCCACCATTAATATCTTGTTTGGACCAACGAAAAACAAGATTAGTCGGAATATATTTGCAAACCATCGCGTGCAGTCCGCCACGTAACTCATCTTTAACAGTTACCAAATATGGGCCATAGTCTTCGGGTAATCTCTCAGTTACAGGTATCCACGCAGACTTATCAATATCCTCTTTTGTCATTGGCTTTTCATGATGAATTACTGGGGGAAGACCAATAGCCATGCGTTGATAGTTAGGAGGGTAATCAGAAAGTGGTCTGCCATTTCTAATCGTTTCAAAAATGTGACCACTAAATACCCCGTACTTATTTTCTTTGATTGCATTGTATTCTTTTTCTGAAATTTTAATTACAATCTCAATATTATCATCCATTATTTATTCCTCACTTTCTGAACTACCATTGTTTTTACATAATGCAATAAAAGCATTCATTAATTTTATCTTCATTTCGTTTATAATAATTTCAATTGTATCCATAGGTACAGGTCTACCAACGATATCTTCAACATACCTCTGAAATTCCAAACGTTTATCACCTATTAGCATACATGTTTTTGCATATGCCATTGCAATTTCTCTTTTTCTTTTTATATTATCATCCATATTTTATTCCTCACTTTCTGGTTTCATATTTTTACTTTCACATTTCTTGCACTCTATGCATTCAATAGAATCGCCGAATAGATTAGTGAATCTATAGAATATATTATATGGCTCTAGCCAAAACAAACGATTACATTTATCGCAGCGCTTTGGTAATATAGCTATTCTGTCATGTGTTGTTATTGTCATTATTTACCTCACTTTCTGCTTCATATTTTGGTGGATTTATTAAAACCCTCATTTGTAAATGGATAAGATACTTTTTAAAGTAAGGTAAATGCTCAAGACGATACTCAATATACTTGTCGCCGTCCTTCACTAACTTTTCGGCAAAGCTATTAATTACAACTTCTCTCAGATAATCATAATCGGCCTGCGAAACAAATTCTTCAGAGAATGCCGTTGTAAACTTCAAAGTATCTATCTTATGTTCTTCCACTTTAAACTCTATAGGTGTCTTTGACTTTGCCGATAGAGCTTCATACATACGCTTATACTTTTTTGCTTTCTGTCTTGCATTCATTAGTCTACCTCCTGCATCTTTGCGCCACAATCAGGACAATAGTGATATCTTACTTTTGCGTGGCATGAACATTCGGAACACGTAAAGCGCTGCATATTATTTTTTATGTCCTTTATCCAACGCCCTTTAGATCTTATTATCGTTGCTGGCTGCAATTCTTTTATAGCTCTAATTGCTATTAAATTACCGCTTCCATCTCTCTTTGCTATACAAGTTGCCCCGAGCCTAAGCATGAATTTTCTACTAATAAAATCATCGCAAGGCTCCTCATCCAATGCTTCAATAGCCATTTTTAAAGCTATCTCTTTTTCTGTATCTGTCATTCTTCTACCTCCTTCTTTCTATATAAATTAATTATACAATCTATATCGTATTTATTACAATGCATACGACACTTTCCAGTTTCTTTTTCATGATCTGTCAAATTATCAATAGGTAATATTGTCATACCATATCCATAGTCTACCTGGCAGTGACAAATTCCATAGATATATTTGCTTTCATCTACTTCTCCCAATGGGTTGGGTTCTCCGCGACGAATCATCGTGCACTGATTTAAGTTACGCCAATTTGATAAATTTATTTTTTCTGAATTTTTATCCATAATAATCTTCGGCCTCTTTTCTTGTCATGAAGAAATGTATTCCGGGAGCACATTCCTCATTATATTGAAGATCAAAATCATAAATGTTAAATTCATCGCCAACATAATATGTCATATACTTATGCGTAGAATATGCTCTATCGGCTCCATCTATAGAGATTACTTTAGCTCTATTAGTTCTGCATTTGCGGCCATTTACAGAAAATACAATTGCACCTCTTGGAATTAAGAGAGTTACAATAACGCCGCCCTCACATTTTTTATAACCTATAATATCCTGCGTAAGTATCTTTCCTCTACGATACTCCATTAAGTTTCCTTTTATGTCGTCTAATTTTACGCCAGACAAGTCGGCCCAATTCAGAAAAGTGGAATTAAAAACAGCGTTTGATAAGTTGGCATTCATCAAATTGGCATCACTCAAATCGGCTTTAGTTAGATTAGCATAAGATAAATCGGCATGAGTCATATCGGCTGATCTTAAATCAGCTTTAGTTAGGTCGGCATGAAATAAATTAGCTTGACATAATCTGGCATGAAATAAGTCGGCTTGTAATAAATCGGTACAAATCAATAAAGCACCGGTTAAATCAGCAGCATGCAAGTTAGCACCACTCAAATCAGCATAATCTAATTTTGCGCCACTCAAATCGGCACCGGTTAAATTGGTACCGCTCAAATAAGCTTTAAATAATCCAGCGTTAGTTAAGTTTATATATTGTAAATTTTCACATGCTAAATCAACCTCAGATAAGTCCATATCACTCAAATCGGCACGCATATTTCTCCAGTCATCACAGTCTTCATTAATCCAATGTTTATGATTGATTAATATTTCTTCTAATGTCTTATCACCAATAATAACGTCTTTAGGTTCTCTCATTCTTCTACCTCGCTTTCATATTATACATTATATTTTTCGGCTTTTTCACGTGTCATAAAGAAATGTATTCCTTCTGCGCATTCTTCATTGTATTCGCAATTGAAATCCTGGATATCAAATTCTTCGCCGACCTTATACTCTACTGTACTATTAAATATGGAATATGCTTTCTCTGCTCCATCTATGGCAATGACTTTGGCCTTGTTAGTTCTACATTTATTGCCATTTATAGAGAATACAATCGCACCCTTTGGAATTTGTAAAGTAACAATTATATTATTTCTACACTGCTTGTAGCCAATAATATCTTCTGTAAGTATCTTTCCTGTACGATACTCAATCAGATCTCCTTCGGCATTACATAAATTGGCGCCGCTTAAGTTAGTATTAGTCAAATCAGCGCCATTTAAATTAGCTTCAAATAAGTTAACGCTAGTTAAGTTTGTTCTACGTAAGCAAGCGTTACTTAAGTTTACATTACTCAAATCTGCATAGGATAAGTCAGTGCCCGACATGCCGGCATCATGCAAGTTAGAACCACGTAAATTGACATTACGTAAGTTGGCACAATAGAACATACTATTAGTTAAATTAGAATTAATTATCTGCGCCATACTTAAGTCAGCACTATTCCAAGAAGTATCACATAAATTGGCATCATTAAAGGCAGCGTTATGTGCATTAACATTACTTAAATTAGCATTACACATGTTAACAAATCTTAAATCCGCACTAAATAAGTTGGCATTATACAAGTCAGCATCGGTTAAGTTAGCGCCACGCAGACAGGCACCACTTAAATTAGCATTAGATAAATTGGCGCCGCCTAAATCAGCATCACGTAATTCGGAATTAGTTAAATCAGCGCCACTTAAATTAGCATTGCGCAAATCAGCACCATGCAAGTCAACATTACTTAAGTCAACATTACTTAAGTCTGCACGCATATCATCTTCATAATCATCACAATCCACAGCAATCCAATGGCCGTGTCTAATAAGAATTCTTTCAAGTGTCTTTCCATTAATTATAACTTCTTTAGGGTTTCTCATATTATTATCCTCCTATAAATGTGCTTTCATTAAAATTTTTCTTTGTTGATAATGCTCTATTAATACTTAAATCAATACTACTAGTTGTTCTTAAGTAGTAATAATATAAATCTTTGTACGGTGTATTTACTCTATTAATTCTACCGGCTGCTTGTTCCATTGCTTTATAACTATAATTCATGGAGAAGAATATCATTGTATCACATAACAGACAATTCCATCCTTCTGACGCTGCTGTATATTGACAAAGATACGCCCATCTTTCGCCTATTGGAATATCATCATGATGCTGACCATTATACTCTCCAACATTGAAAGTTCTCATGGTTTTTAACAACTTAAGTAGAATTTCTTTTTCATATAAATAATTGTAAAATATAATTACTTTATTGTGTTTTAATAATAATTCTCTTACTTTTACAATTTTGCTTTCATCTTCATTACATATTTTCCTAAGATATAAACAGAAAGCCGTAGCGTTTTTAAAAGGTTTATTATTCTCATCTCGCTTGTCCTTATATGCTTTCTTATACTTAGAAATATCATATTGAGTTATTACGATTTCTTTATGTACCCTTGGACGCTTTTCAACAAACATCTTTACGAGAATATCGCGTCTATGTTTTTCTAATAATCCCTGATTAATATATCTATCAACTTTAGGATACTTACTATACCTAGAATATATAACGTGATTCTCTTCAAAGTCTCTTTTGTTTTTATACCATCCTTTGGCTATAAATACCGTCATAAACTCAGAATAATTATCACCTGGAGTTCCTGTTAATACCAACCAGTCGTTACACTTGGCCATTTTAATAAATGTCTTTGACCAAGCGCCATAACCGGTTAAATGATCCTCATCAAATATAATAAAGTAATTCTCATATTTCTCATACTTTCTTATATTGTTCCAAGAATCAATAATAGGTTTTAGCCCGAAGACTTTACATTCCTCGAGCCATTCCCCATTATTTCTTTTCTGGGCAGTAGTGATAATCAATAACTTTTTATTACTGTAATTCTTACAATAGAAATATAAACTAGTTCTTGATTTACCACTACCTACATTACCCCAGAGTATCATTCCGCTTTGTAGCTTATCGATTGCCTCCAGCTGATATTCGTACATTGAAATATCAGTTAAACGGAACATCCATTCCTCCATTATTCATTGCGTTCTCAGCTGCTGCTATTCTATCCATAATACTAGATCTGAGCTTATCGGTTCTTATATGGAATAATGCCGTCACGCAATACGCTGCATAACCACTTCTACCTGAATGACTCCATTCACCAGGCTGAAATACAATATCGACATCAGAAATATCATCGCCACTTAACTTATCGAGTGTTTCTGCTGTCAACTGTTCTGGAACTCCATCGTTAATCTGTCTATAAACTGCTGGAGCCCACTTTGATATCAAATTGATCTTAATGTTAATAGTAATCTGCTTATCACCATTTTCGAATACATACTCCTTGATGTTAATAGGTGGATTACTTAATCTTGAGATCTCCTCTGCCTGCTGCTCACTAATTATTGCATTAATATACGACTTCTGTGGATTTGAAAAATCTCTAAAACGTCCTAACTTTGCTCCTACTAATTCATATGCATTTGCTCTCATGCTGCTATCTCCTTTTCATTCATAAATTCTTCAAAAGGTACAAACTTTTCTATACCTTTTATTGCTTCTTCTACTAAGTTATCATAATACTTCATATCTATAACATCCATAGAACCTTCACGTACTACTTCGGCATCCTGCCATCTATAGCCCTTGGAACCCTGTACGAATTCAAGCTTTCCATCTGGCTTACTCTTAACAAGGTCTCCACCGCCATAGCCTTCTCTAATTGGTACGAAATTTCCGTTAGCTCCTATAAATGTTAAATTTTCTATATCTGGATTCTTCTCATTAAAATTCAGATACATTTTGTAAGGTGATTTAACCCCCTTAGTCTGGATTAAATCATTAAACTCTAGCTCCTCGTGAGTGAATAGAGTTTTCTTGACATATGGTTCTGAATACTGTGAACCAACGGTCTGCCAAGTTCCATCTATCAGCTTCTCGAGAATATTGGCCTTATCAAACAGGATTAACTTTTCAAACACATCTTCGACGTCGAAATTATAACCATACTTCTTACCAAACTCAAATATAAATTTCTCAATTCTTTCGTCTGGATTGGCAACTTTAATAGAGTCAGTCTTAATGTGTATTACTGTATATCCCATTGCCTCAACTTCATCCTGTAATGTCTTCATGAACAATGCTCCACGCAATGCAACGATATTATTAAAGTTTCTAGAAATATCATTAAACGCATTACCAAATGTAGCACTTGTAAGACCATATACCGCATTAATTGCTATCTTCAATGCCTGAGCAAGACCTGCTATAGTTTCTTCTGATGCATTCTCTATAAGACCTGCAAATATACCACCTAAGGCATTCTTTACAAATTCGAGATTATCTACTTTAAGTGCTGCTCTAACATCTACTAGACTCTTGAATCTACCTGTATAATAATCGCCAAATAAATTCAATGCTATAAGACTATTCGGATGCATTGAACGTACATCAAATGTTTTTGCAAACCCATAATATCCAGGACGTGCAAACACATAACCGCCTCTAGATACATTGATGCCTCTGTACATGTTCTTGCCATCTACGAACTCATAACCTGGGAATATCTTTGATAAGTCAGGATAATTAAACTGATCTTGCGGATGCTTATTACCCTGAAATATAATTTTCTCTGTCAAGTTATTTGTTGTATCGTTCATACATGCAGGACATCCAGAAGCTTGGGCTGCTTTTACTAACATTTGACGAGCTATAAAATCTGCTTGAATTTTCTTGTAATCAAATAGTCCTTCTGTTGCTCTAACATCATTTTTACAATATTCAACTACCTCGTTCCATTTATCATAAGGTAATGGTTTATCCCAATCATATTGACATTCCTTATGAGTTAAATATAATTGTACCTCCCACTTCTTAAGACTCTGTTTCTTTGAAGCAAAGTCATAAATATCCGTATAGCTTATCGATTTACTACTCTTAAAACTATACATTCTCTTTTCTTCATCCGTACCATTTATTAACTTATGGCTGACATTATATATCTGTTCATTGTTATAACCATTTATCGCTGCATAACAAATATTATTGTCATACTTTAAGTTATTATAACCTATAAGTCTATATTTATTAACTACTGCTTCGACTTCGGCTGGTTTCGGATTTATGAGTACGTCCCATATTTCTTCGTGGTATTTCTTAGCGCAAATACACCAAAAGTTAGGATATACTTCGCAATCGAATATACCTATTGGAGCTTCACTTTCGGCTGCTATTTTATCTTCTATATCTTTGGATACGAATTTCATTTCTTTCCATACGTCATAACAGTGTATGGATTGGTGCCTACTCATTAAAGCGAAATCTCTTACGAGTGGCGAAAGATCACTAACATCGTAATGATTTCCACTTTCGTAAGCTTTATCTAATATATCTTTTATAAAGTGTACATTACTAGTTGTATCTGGATGTACTTCTTTCTTCAAACATTTAAGAATAGTTTTTTTAAGCGTATTACTATTCTCAATTATTTCCGTATTAAGCATCCTCTTTACGTCCTCCTTAAGTGGTAAACCGCTACTTATGTGTGCTATTTCTATTCCATTACAACCAGTGAGTTTTCTTCTAAGTGATGAATTACCAGTATATATTTTTATTTCTATGTCTTCATCATATATGTTACTTAACTCAGTTACATCTCCATCATAAATATAATGTAAATGCAACCCAGCACCACTTTTAGAAAACTCGGCATAAGTCGGTGGAAATTTAGAAGCCGCCGCTATGTTTAATTCCTTACTTTTATTACCATTTTCATCTTTTAAATCGAAATCAATTACTATAAGATGTGATGATATAGAATCAAAATTAACATAGTGTAATTTAGTAGTATCAATATCACTGAGTTTTGTAGTAACATTTTCCCATTTATACATAGGTTTACCGCTTTCGTTAGCATATTGAGCAGGACAATCTTTTAAATATGAATCTAATATACTTCTCATTGTACCTCCTTCAAGTCAAGCCAAGTTTCAAGCTTTTCTTTTTCTTTTTTCTTGACTGTTGTACTAACAAATTTTTTCGTTTTAAAACCTATATATGCATGTCTAACCCATTTATTATCGATTTCTACTTCGGCTTTATAATCATCAAAATATGCACGTAGTTCACTTCTAAACCTTGTCTTAGTTAACGGTTTTATTCCACTAGATTCGGCGTACATTTTATACGAACTGTAAGCAACATCTCCAAATACATATTCAGCATTTTTATACTCATGATAGTGGTCCAGTAAAAAGTTAAATAAATCATTACCTCTACCTAACATATCAACTGGATTATAATCTTTATAGTAATCAATGCCTAGTTCATTGAATACTTCAAGACAATGCCATGCTATACCAGATAGTTCAAACTGGATTCCTCTAACCAACTTATCAAAGTGATTTCTATTAATTTTCTGACCAGTTGGCTCTGCTACTAGTAATCTACGTACCATACCATCATCTATACTACTATAATATATTACATTATTAGTAGCCATAAAACACATACTACGAGGTTGTATTGTAAACATCTTTACATTCTTCTCGTTAATCTGTATTGGTTTATGAGATATAATACTTTTAAATATACTAGTATCAAATGCCTTAGATAAATCACCATCATCCTGTATAGCTATTGGTGGATTATTCTTGAACGCTGCAGTGGCAAATGGATTACTTCCACTTACCAAATCTTTTGCATTAAATTCTGCAATATAAGTACCATTATTACATGTAAATAGCGATCTTATAATATCAAGAATTGTAGATTTACCAGTTCCACCTTCACCATACAAAACTAAGGCTTTCTGAGTTTCCATTGCTTTGCCTGCTATGACAGAACCTATACTCCACTCTATCATCTGTCTATTATCTGGAGAATATAAAGTTCCTATAAGTTCATCATAATTATCAATTGAACCTTTCTGCAATGGATAAGGCAACTTAAATGAGGCCATGTCTTCTCTTTTTACTTCTTGATTACTAAATATAATATTCGGATTTAAGTCCATTGGATTATTGCTTGTACGTTTTAAATAGTCTTGAAATGCTTGAAGACTATGTGTTTCATCATCCACCATATACTTAGGGTAAAAGGCAGCTGATTTGTTTTCTTCATTATATTTCTTTTGTGTTTCAATATACTTTTCTTTTATTAGTATATCAACAATTGTTATAAGGTCGTTTAAATCTGTAGACCACAAACCCCTAGATTCATCCCAAACGGCTCTGAATTGATTAGATACTACTAATAAATCTTTATGTCCATTATGTTTGAAACTAGGGACTATTTCGGTAACAGACTTGTTCTGCTTGACCTTAATTTCTACGAAGTCAAGCATAATATCTCCTTTCGTTTAATTATTTACGAAAGACGATCTTAACAATGAATTTATATGAAACATAACTGGAATATCATTATCGAATATGTATTTTACTACCTCATGAGCTGCTTCTGGATAACATTCGCACTTTATCTGCATTAATGTACTACCAGTTAATATTGTACTGCCATCTTCAATAAACCAGTTATATTCATTGCGTTTAGTTGTAGTATCCCAATGAGATTCTAAAATATTAACAATATCATTCATCTGTTTTGTCTGTATAGCACCTCTGGCTACTCCTAACTCTAACATAACCGTCTTCTGTAATTTCTTTATAATTTTCATTTAACATTTCCTCCAATTTATATAAAATTTTGTGCCAGCCAAGCCTGAGCCTGATTCCATAATCCAACTCTGCGTTGATCTGTTTTCTTACCTTTTAATGGAAATAATCCTCCAGAACCATTCTGGTCATATGTTCTATCCTTGAGTCTATCAATAGCATCGTGTATAGATGATTCTTCTGGACTATTTATATCTAGAGAAATATCTCTTAATCCTAAATTATCAATCATACACCAGAACCATTTAGCAGTTCTATCACCCTCATCTGGGTCTGTCATAACTTCATGTTCTATTCTATATGATAAAGCTACTAAAACATCAAACCAAGTTGGTTCCTGCCATATTAACACTTTTACTTCATCATTTGTTAAATCATTATCAATTTGAAATCTTTCTTTTAATGTTTTTATCTCATCTATTCTGGCATCATCCATTTTATTAGATGGGATAAATGGTTCCAAATTTAATAAAGTACAAATTTCTCTGGCACCTTTCTTATCATATGTTTCTTCAGTAGTTATAATATTGTACTCATACATGAAGAAATCATACTGTAGTTCCTTTAGTGTTTTCATGATTGACAGCTCTCTCCTTTTTATCTGCAATCTTAAGCATCTTTATAGCCTTATTAAGTGCCATAATTCTACTTTCATTGAGAGTATCTCTTGTCATTCTGGCAATATCAGCTCTCATAACCTGAAGAATTGCCACTGCTTCACTGCTAGTAATATCTTTCATATTTTATTCCTTTCTAGATTCTATTTCTTTTAATGTTTTATCTAAATATCCTTTTACAGAGATAACCACTCTATCACAGTATTTACACTTATGAATTATTTGTCCCTGCACTCTAGAATATTCGCTTTTTACTTGTCTACGCCATCTATATTTTCCACAATGGTTGCAATAAAAAGGTTTAATTATCATTTGTCCTCCTATGCTAATACATTAAACTCAGATGGAAGTACAATGGTTTTATAGTCGTCAAATACCGCAATATATCCACCACGAAGTACTCTTTCTCCAAGACGGAATGGCTTTACTTCTACCTTACATCCTGGCTTCGGCTCACTGAGTTTATTTACTGTTTCATCATTTGTATTAAGTTCATAAAAATACTCTATCTCACGTAATGGTATTTTTGTAAGATATGGCTCAGTATATTTTGGAGATATTTCTTTGTTATTTAAAACTCCATCATATGTTATTACCTTTGGTCCGAATCTTACATATGCGTAATGTGGGTCTGCAAATTCAAATATACCCTGTCTAAACTTACATAATGAACCTGCTTTCATCTTTTTATTCTTTGCTTTCATTTAACATTTCCTCCTTTTTACTGAACACCTAATGAATCTTCTAAGAAATTATTTGATAAGTCTGCTAAATTATCATAATGATCTATTAAATACTTTTCCTGATCATGATATAATATTCTGAACTCGAAATCAAACTTGTGGTATTCATTTCTATAGAAGTATGAATCGCCATCATTCAAAGAACCTATTTCATAAATACTCTTTATTCCTATGAATTCTTTTAATTCTTCTGCAGAATTATAATAGATTCCTTGGTCCTCATCATATACCGTTCCGGATTCGGTAAAATATGCGAGGTGTAATTTAGGTATGGCTATTCTTTGTCCATCACGAATATAAACATCCTGGCGTTCCCATTCCTCTTCTCTTATCTGATGCACAGCATTTTCTGGTTTTACGCTACTCTGCCATTCGACCTCAGAAGGTAAGTAAGAGCAATCGCATACTGTTACATAATAATCTATATAATCATCTGGATTACGTACCCAAATATAATCATTATTAAATATACCAGTCTTATTGCAATGCTCATGAACGGCAATCGCCATATTAAGATTATCTTCTCCAATGGCACTTATCAAATCATTAGCTATAACTTCACAGCCTTTATCATTATCTAACATTACCAGCTGTTTGTTACCCTTCCAATAGCATAATGTAACCTGGTTGAAGCCTCCCTCTCCAACCTTCTCTGAGTCGATAATATAAGGTCTTCCGCCACATTCTTTAGGGAACTCTGTACTGCATTTAGTATCCTCGTACGTGGGACGGTCCTTTGGAGGCATCTCAACAACGCCGCCTCTATAAGTAGTCATTGCTTTCATAGCCTCATTATACTGTTTATCTATGGCTTCTTGAGATTCTATTTTTTCCTTCTTATCTTCCTTATTTAATTCATCATCAAGACCATTGGTGTGTAATATCTTAAGAGCTGCGTAATACTTTTCTCTTAACTCAAGATACTGAGTATTAAAGTCAAGCTCTTTCTTAACCGCAGCGGCATCATCTTTATACTTTCTTATAAACCATCCTGTAGTAAATCCAATGGCCGCTCCTCCAACTACTAATAATATTTCTTTTAACATAAACTTCTCCTTTCTTATACAGCTACAGCATAATCCTTCTTACTATACTGATTATAAACAGCAGGTAAGTAAGAAATATTATCTGGGAATAGATCCAATTCATTTGTCTTTAAGAAATTCTGTAAATCATTATCATCAACTGTCCAGAACTTCTTAACGACTCCAGCCTTCTTATAAACATCGATTATGTTCTTATGAGGTAACTCTTCGTAAGCTTCTCTAAGTCTAGTCCACTCATCTGGAGTTAAATATAATCCCCAATTATCAGCATCAGTAAACTGACTATTTCTTGTATTGTAACCAAGTTCTCTTAAATGTTCACCTAATGTTACAATATGATCTGTACGTGAGAATAAGTTTTCAAGTGCTCTCTGGCATGTCTGATTGAAGTGAACATAATTGCTCATAGGATCGTGCTCATCGAAGTTGCATGAAACGTTCTCAGCGCAATATCTTGTAGAAAAATCTATGCAATAATTTGAAGCGCCTGCTTTTCTTTCTACACCATCAACATTTGCTGTTACTTCCTTGCCTTCGTACAGTGCCTTTTCCTTTTCATCACCGATAAGTTCTGCTACTCTAAGTCTATAAGTAGCAAATGCAGCGGATACAGCGTTATATGCGCTGGATAATCTACTTATCTCATGTGAAAGAAGCGCGTAGCATCCATACTTACATACTCCTGCAAGCATAAAACATAAAATGCCCTTCCACTCTGCTTTAATTATACCAAGAACAGATCTTACGTGAGATGTAAAATGGTCTCTAATACAAGCCATACGAGAATATGTTGCCTTGCCTTCTCTAGCATCCAACATCTTTCTCTTAGAAGAAGCTCTACATTCCTTCTCTCTGTCAATAACAGCTATAGCCTTATCTGCATCTTTAATCATAAATGCAATGCCACCTATTGTAGCGGCTGTTGATGCGCCCAATAATATCTCTGATGCGTGATTTTTTGCAAACATTCCAATTGGTCTTAACAGATTAATTATGTTCATATATATTATACCTCCTGATAATCATCAATTTCTTCAGTATCTTCACTATCTGTTGAATTCTTATATGCATTCTTAACTTCTTTATAGTTCTTAATCTCTCTTCTGTAATTAATAAGAGAGAAGCATACCATCGCTACAGATACTATTGCAAATGGTAATTTAAAACTCATTGGTGCACTTAGAATACAATTCCTCCAAACATATGTTTCAAAGAAGCATTCCATAGAAATTCCTGCTGACAGAAGTGCCTTACCCTTGCAAAGACCTATACTATTATTTGTATATTCTTCGGATACATCATTAAGATACTTTACCTGATTCTTTACTTCCTCATTCTTAATATCACTATCATCAATCTGAGGAACTTCATTCTTTTCTAGTACTTTTGCAGTCTTTATCTCAGTTACTGCAGCTGCTGCCTGTACTACTCCTGCTATAAAAAATCCTGCTTTAATTATAAATGCTAATCCTATCATAATTTATTCTCCTTTGTATTATATTCTAACTGGGTCTGGTAAATCAATTATCCAGCCACCTGGTGATGCATGAACTTCAACGCCATTAAGATTTCTCCAACCATATTTATCAGCCGTGTATGGAGCTGTTCTTCTTGAATAATCATAATAACTTAATACCGTTGCGTAACCATAATTAACAATATCGTTTAATAGCCCTGAAAGAACACTTTCCGCATCTCCTTCATCTGCATATTCGAGTAATCGAAAGCTGTCATTTCCTGTCTGTGATGCATATGATGGTCTTGGTTGAGATAATGTGTAACCTGTATAATTTACATAACCACCCTGACCAAATCTATACATTCCTTCGGACTGATTAATGTTCGAGCGGCCCTGACCATTATATAAAAAGTTAGACAATAAAAATGTTCCAGCTTTTAATATAAGTGCCTTGCCTTCTGGAATTATAAATTTCCTAAAAAATCCAGAAAATAAAACCTTTGCTGGCGATACTCCTAGTACCTCAGTTAAGGTTTGTTTCTTTTCTCGAACATCATTTTTTACTACTGGTTCTTTCCTTGGAATATTTTTTTCTTCCATTATTCCTCCTTTTCATAAAGCGCATAGCCATTGATCTCTCAACGACTATGTTTTTTGTTACCAAATTCTACTATATTACTTGTCAATATCTTTGTAGAAATCTGGCTTAATTAATGCTATTGCGATTAAAACCACCAATATAGCAGCTGATGTCAATCCTACTCTTTTTAAGTATTCGTGACAAAGCTGCGCTGTAATTTTAACTGCTGCATTAAGTGCGTCCTTTCTCTTCATATTAATCTCCTTTCGTATTTTATTTGGTTTCCATTATAAGCATTGATTCAGACGCGAGGCCATACTCCAACAACTATTACGTGGTACAGGTAACGCAGGAAAACTCAAATACGTTATATACTCTCCAGTTCTTCTACTTTCTGCAATAGTACGCTCGAATTCAAAATTATCTCGATGCGCTCCAGAAAGTCCGTCTGCACCAGATTCTATTACAAGTTCTCCGATGCGACCAGAAATACCTCCAAGACCGAGCAAATCAGTTATTTCATTTATGCTGATATAATCATCATTTCTGATAGTTGATGATATCTCTGCTTCTGCTTTCTCAACTTCTCTAAGAGTAGCCTTAAATTTGAAAGGTTTTTCAGATGTTGATAAATCTTCTAATACAAAAGTTTTAAGATGTTCGGCATCTTCTGGATCTCTGCATACTCTAGTCTCTTTCGGAATATCATCATCAACCTTTTCAACTGCGTCATTAGCCAAAGACTCACGAATCTCAGTCTTCTGCTTTTCGGTTAACACATTATCAACCTTTGACTTCAAATCTTCGTATCTATTCTTGTACAGATACGCTGCTGCTCCAGCCGTTGCCAATCGATTCAATGCAATCTTATGGCCTATGGCGATCTGGAGTATAGCCAATCCACCGGTGAGAATAGAAAACTTATAAGCTTTAATAGTAGCAAATACAGTTTTAATAATTCTATCTGATTTGCTCGTTGCTTTTTCCTTCGCTTCATCGATGATCTTAGCAGCATTTTCAGATTCTTTAACTGCTATTACAGCTGCGCCAACCCCTGTAGCAACTCCTGTAAATGTAAGAATTGTTGCTGCATTCTTGACCATAAACGCATTAATTGTTGTTAGTATCATTGTTCTTCTCCTTTATCTCATTAATCTGCTCCTTATAAATCTTTACTGCCTCGTCATGTCTGCCATTAAGATAAGCTATATTACTTCTAAGAGTAATCTCACTACTAGCTTTCTTGGCCATCTTTTCGAGTTCGTCGTCGCACTTACTCTTCACAACTGCTTTACCGCAACCGTATCCGAATAACAATGCTCCGACATAGGTACAGTACCTCATAAAAGGTTTTCTACCTTCCCATGAGTTCCACTTCTTCTCAATGTTTTCTTTCTTTTCATAAATATAATCCATTACTTCTTCTCTTGTCATAGCTGACTCTCCTTTCGTATTTAAAAAGCCCATAGCCATTGAAAATTCAACGACTATATCACCTCTATTATAGGCTTCGATTCTAACGCGAATATCATTCACACTGGATTGCATGGTACCATATCTAAATACCAACCATAATTCGCAATGTTTGTGCAGCATAGTTCTAATGCTGAAGATGACCATCCCATATTATCATACTCTGTCTTAATATCTGGATACTTAACTTTTCTCAAGAAATCTCCTAGAGAACAATATCCCTTCTCTGCTGCAATTTCCTTAAGATCTTGTAAGAATTCCCAAGCATCTTCTTCTGTTGCGAATGTTATAGATTCTGTAATCATTATATCACCTCCTCTCTTGTCCATAATTCTGGATGTTTTGCCTTTTCTTTTTTAAGAGCTTCTTCGATGGATTCTTTTGATTTATCACTAGGTATAGCCGGTCCGCTTATCTTGGGGTAGCAGCTTTCATCATATTGCATAAATCTAACCGGAATATCATTATCACAAAACTCTTTTAGTATCTCTGAGAATTTCTCTCTGTTTGGTGAATTAAATATAAACTCATTATAGCCGGTAGACTGTTCTCTTTTATTCATATACTCTCTAAAGCTTATATTAGGGTCTGCTGTCATTTCGTTAACTGCATCATCATCTGTATAATTAGCTTCATAATATAGTGAAATATCTTTTAATATCCATACATGTTTATTTAATATTTTTTTAGCATCTAGTATAGATGTGGAACCTACCTCTATAGTTATTACAGAATTAAAATTTTTTATCATTATCTCTCCTTTCGTAAAACGCATAGCCGTTGAAATCTCAACGACTATGTTTTGTTGTTACTAAATAATAATAATTATTCCTCGGTTGTTTCTTCTGAATCTCCTGGAATTTCATCAGGAATTTCTGGAGTTTCCTCGGTTGTTTCTTCCGGTGAATCTTCAGAATTCTTCGCATCATGCTCCTCTAAAGCCATGGAGCATCCGGTCTTGGCTGCGCCTGTAACGCCTATCAGTGCAGCTCCAGTGATCAATGTCACTTTAACTACTTTTCTGATAAAACGTACTGGCTTGCTGTTCCAGATACTGCCAATGGTTTCAAGGAATGACTTCGAAGGCTTTTCTGTTGTTTCATCCTTCTTAACTTCCTTTACTTCTTCCTTCTTTTCCTCTGTTTCCTTCTTTACTTCTTCATTCATATCGAAAATCCTTTCTCCTATTCTTATACGGCATAGGTGCCAATTATTTAGTTTCCATTATAAGCATCGATTCTAACGCGAATATAAAATGCATAGCCGCTGAAATCTCAACGACTATGTTTGACGTTTGTGGAAATATCAATTATTTATTACGGTTGGTAAAACCACAAATTATTAGTATGATTCCTATGAGAATCATTGCAACTCCTGTACTCATTTCTCTACCTCCTTTCTCTTTCTTGCGGCTTCTACATCCGCATTAAAGTCCTTTGCTGCCGCTACTACGCGGACAACAACGAATCTTATTAATGCTATTGCCACAATTGCGAAACCTGTAATTGCCAACAGTCCAATGATTCCTGCTCCCAGGAACCAGCCCCAAAGGGCCAATATAATCTGTAACATTTTAAAATCCTCCTTTAAATTTTAATTTTTATTTCCATTATAAGAATGGATTCTAGCGCGATAAAAAAAATATGGGCAGTTTATAGACCTACCCAGGTCTGTTGGAAATTATTCGATGACATCAACTTCTATACTATCAATCATCTTGATAGGGATACCAATTGTTGTATCCTTGTCGATGAGTTCATAATGGTTATTATCTCTTTTAACTCTAGCCATGAAATTAATCTTCAGCTCGCTATTAACCACTTTAATGCTATCAATTCTCTCCAACTCGATAGCTCTTGTATATAAGCTACCGTTTAGATTAACTTTGATATTCGTTGCGTAACTGTATTTCATATCTTTCTTAGCCTTATTAATATCTTTAATAACCAGTTTAATGCGCTTACCTCCTTCTTCTACTGATGGTAGAAAAGTATAAAATCTTTTAATGTTCATTTTTGTTTCCTCCTTTAAATTTTAATTTTTTATTTCCATTATAAGAATGGATTCTGGCGCGATAAAAACTATAGCCTTGGATAAGACTATAGTTACGGCATTAAAAAGGTATCTTAATTCTACTCAAGCAAGACACATAATCCTGCTTGAAAGCCTCTTTTACCAATAGGTATCTTCCCTCATGACTCTTGAGGTTATCCAAATCATCCTTGGCAACCATCGATATAGTCATGGTTCCGTCCGCCATACGCCATTTGCCAGACTGAATATCCCATAAGGAATATCCAGATATATCAGACAAAAGTCTACGGATTTCTTTCCATTCTTTATCCGATGATTTTCCAGGTGAGTAGTTAACCCACAAGTCATAATATTCACCTCCTTTATCTCCTAATTCTTTCAGCTTTTCGTCTGAGTGTAACTTTAACACCCTATTTAATGCTCCTAAAATATCTAGTGCCATATTGCACCTCCTTTCCATTATAGGTACCGATTCTGCCACGACAAAAAAAAATATGAGCAGTTTATAGACTTACCCGGGTCTGTTAATTACTCTAATTTCTTTGATAATATCATAATATATTTTGTAGTCAATCTTATCGTTTCTGCGGCGAGATGAAACATTCGTTCGTCTCCTCTATTTTGTGCGATGTCCGATGTTTTCTTCGCAGTTTCAATCATTTTCTTTGATTCTTCAATTTCTTTCTTAATTTCTTCATTATTCATGATAATATCCTTTCTCCTATTTAACGCATAGGTGCTGTAATTATTTAGTTTCCATTATAGGTACCGATTCTGACACGACAAAAACTATAGCCATTGAAATATCAACGACTATGTTTTTTTTTTTTAACCTCCTTTTTAGAATAATACCCAATATTGGTTCCAATCGAAACCGTTGAGCATCAGTATAATACTGAGGATGACCATTAAGGCCACTCCACATATTATGACTGTCTTAGCCAACTCTTTTATGAAATTCAATATTTTCATATATTAAATCCTCCTTTTTAGGTTTATTTACTTCACTATATGTGTTGTTTATTCCGCGAGAAAAATCATAGCCATTGAAATCTCAACAGCTATGTTTTTAAATAACCTTCTTCTCAGATCATTCCTCCAAAAAAGAAGTCTGCTAGTATGAGCCAATAGGCCATCACCTTCCAGATTTCAAACTTCATTTTTAAATCCTCCTTAGGTTTATTTTCTTCATTATATGCATTGCACATCCCGCGAAAAACTATATGGGCAGTTTATAGACTTGCTCAGGTCTTCCGGAATCATTCATCCAATTCTACAGGACAATATTCCCCTGTCTGTGCATCCTGATAGTACTGTACGGCATTGTCTTCATTATTATCCGTTACATATAGTAATGCGGCAAACCACAAAACTAGCAGGAACAAACAGATTGTTACGTCCTCTAGAAATCCTTTCCATTTCTTCTTCATATATTAATTCCTCCTTTAATTTTATTCCATTATAAGGATTGATTTGACTGCGACAAAAAACATATGAGCAGTTTATAGACTTACTCGGGTCTGTCAATTTCATCCTTCGATCTCTGCTATCCTTTTTTCAACCTCCTTTCTTTTATTTTTCCAATAGTTTATTATGGATCTGTTTTCTCCATCAAAAAATATAACTGCAAGCAATTCTTTCTGTTTGCAGTACTCAAGCTTTTTCATGAGCTTTTCCTTTACTTCATTCTTATCCATAATTCTAATCCTCCTTTAGGTTTATTTTTATTTACTTCATTATACCCATTGTTCATTCCGCGAAAAACTATATGGGCAGTTTATAGACTTACCCAGGTCTTG